AAAACTCTCCAGAACCATAAGGCTCTGCTCAGCACTCCGGTGTCTGATGGAATGTACTACGAGCTGACCTATAATGGCGACAAAAACGAACTGTATTTTGATGCCTATAAAAAGTGGGAAAACGTCTGTTATCCTATGTAATTTGCGACGTCGCAACATATGTAGCATAAAAATGCCCCTGGAGAAAAATCCGGGGGCATACATAAATTAAACATGAAGCTGTGATTTTAATGCTTCCTGTAATACCTGCGAGAAGTTTACATTGTGTTCCAAAGCAACAGCATTTAGCCATGCAGGAAGTGTGACAGTTCGGTTGACAGAACGGTTCATTTGAGCCATACGAACAGATGGCATATAAACATCAATCAGTACCACTCTTTCATTTGGTGCAAGTTCTACTTTCGGTAAGGGAGTAGGAGAAGGGATTTCCTCATCATCTTCTTCTAAACCGTTTAAAACGCAGCCAAGTAATTCTCGAGCAGAGAGAAGAGCATCATCTTCATTTATGCCGCTTGTTGCGCAATCTAAATCAGGAAAAGTAACAGCGATTTCCTGATCTGGTTCATAAGTGAAAATTGCGGGGTAGAAATAGCGTTCTACTTTTTTCATGGCAATACCTCCAATTATTATCAGAAGGGAGTGTCCGGGGCTACCGAAATAGTAGCCCGGACTGTCTTTCAATACTATCAAGCGTCTTCCGAGGGATGTCTTTGTCAGGATGTTTTAAAGTAACACGCCCTTTTTTAGTTGGATGTTTGAATTGATGGTGGCTGCCCACTACATTCACTTCATACCATCCATCGGCTTTCAGCATTTTCAAGACCTCTCTTGAAGAATAGCTTTTCATATTGTACCTCCTGACAATTATATAATAACACATATAATAATATTTGTCAATGGAAACAAATGTTTTTGTATGTGTAATGATGGGGGCACATACATTTTAAGAGGAGAAAAGTATATGGAAAATACAGTAAAGAAGTTAATCGACCAGGCCGCGAAATGGGTAGGATACCTGGAGAAGCGAAGTAATGCCCATCTGGATGATTTTACGGCCAACGCAGGCAGCAACAACTATACCTGTTTTGCCAGGGATTACAAGGCCCATACCGGCGGAAACTATCAGGGGCAGCCTTGGTGCGCTATGTTCGTGTCTGAGGTATTTGTGCAGGCATTTGGTTTGGATACGGCCAGGATGCTATTATGTGGCAGCCTGTATCATTATTGTCCGACTGGGGCAGAACAATTTAAAAGAGCCGGCTGTTTTAGTCGCACTCCGGAGCCGGGAGCGGTGATATTTTTCACCAATGGGAAGAGAGCCTATCACACCGGGATTGTAACGGAGGTAACAGCTACACGGGTAAAGACCATTGAGGGCAACACCTCCGGCGCATCCGGTGTGGTGGAAAATGGCGGGGGAGTATGTAGGAAGTCCTACAGCCAGAACAACAGCAAGATACTGGGCTACGGTCTGCCGCCATGGTCAAAACTGGGGAAATCCGGCTGGCAGCAGGAAGATGCCGGCTGGCGGTTTTACCTGGATAACGACCATTGTGTTGTCAACGACTGGTACGAGGATGAGGGGCGCTGGTACTGGTTTGACGGGGCTGGCATGATGGTGAAAAATGTCTGGTATCGGTACAATGGCCATTGGTACTATCTGGGAGCGGATGGAGCCATGGTAAAAGGACAGCAGACCATTGACGGCAAGTGGTACATTATGGACGATGAGGGCCGGATGCTGACTGAGCCGGTTATGCTGAAGCCGGATACGGATGGGGCGCTGCGGTGGCCGGGGTTGACAAAATAGCTCCTGACAAATAGCTATTTCTTCCTTATATTATAAACTTGGAATTTCGTGTTGCATTTCGTGTTGCATAGTATGGAAAAATGACGCTTTTTTACGAAAAATGAAAGCAGTATAGGAAAAATGAAACAACGAAAAAGCCTTGTTTTATGCGGGTTTTCATTATATCCCATATAAAACAAGGCTTCTTATTTAGTCGGAGTAACAGGATTTGAACCTGCTGTAAAATCGCTAAAAATGGCTTAGATACGTTACTTTTCAATGTTCGTGTTGCATTTCGTGTTGCATAGGTTTTCAAAATGCGAATTTGCTATATTATTCATCTCTTGTGCTTGATCATCCATAGCATGGCGGTATACATTTTTTAGAGTGGCATCGGACGACCATCCACCGCGCTGCATGATATAGACATCAGGAATGCCCAGAGCATGCTGGATAGAAGCTGAATAATGGCGGAGGTCATGGAAACGAAAATGGGGCAGCCCTGCATTTTTTAGAATATGATAAAATCTGGAAGAAAGAGCATTAGGAGACATTTGCACAATTTGCCCAGTTCCTTTTCCAATTTTTTCAATAATAAACTCAGGAAATTCTATATACCTGTCGGATGAAAAAGTTTTTGGCGGTTTTATCACCCATTGTTTATTTTCATCTTGTGCCAGAGCTGCATGAACATGGATTGTATTTCCATGAATATCTTCATAACAGAGTGCGCATATTTCACCTCTTCTCATAGGTCCGAATGCAGCCAACAAGACAGGAATTTCCATTTCATTTCCACTTAGATATTTCAGAAGAATTTTGATTTCTGCATCACTGGGAATGTATAGTTCTGGGCGAGTGGGCTTAGGCAAGTCTGTTTTCAAAGAAAGACTAGGGCGATAAGTTCCCATAACGGCAGATAATAAGCCATGGATGTTTCTCACTGTTTTTGCAGAATGATTCAGGGCCTCAGCATTAATAGCGATTTGGATATCATCTAAGGTAATATCCGAAAGCCGCATAGGCATCAATGTTTTTAGGTCAGTTTTTCGAGAACGCTTATATTCACGAACTGTTCCGGGCGATAAGACAGAAGAGCGGTTTTCAATGTACATATCCCATGCTTCACCTAGTGTAATATTTTGGTTTTTCATATTTAACAGTTTGTTATACTTTTCGGTTGTTGCATATTCAGCAGCCATCATTTCTGCTTTTCTTTTTCCTTTTGGAGAGGGATCGTCGCACGTAAATGATTTATAGTGTCGCTTCCCGGCATCATCTGTGTAATCATATACCAGGCACCTCCAGCTCCCCGATTTCAGTTTCTTTGCTTTTGCCATAATATCATCCTTTCTGGTGGTGTTGCGGTATCGCAACAGTAAAAAATGGGTATAAAAATAACACCCTCTTGCCAGGTGCTCTCAGGAATGATATACTTTATTTGGGTGTAGAGTATATCTTCCTGGAGTAATCCGGCAAGAGAAAATCTATACAAAAGCCGTTCCTGTTGGCGCAGGGGCGGTTTTTTGTTTTTAGAAGTTAATTATCGCGTTCTCCAATATCCATAAGCATTTGCAAGATTTCCATCATGCAAATTGTAATGAAGAACGGATTGTGCTGTATCGTAGAATGTCAAGTATGCTCGACTCTTGTTTTCTTCAGGATAGGCAACAACTGTACATACCTCTTTGCGTCCGTTTACCTTTTTATCAATTCCTACTGGGAGTTTATCTATTACTTTATATTTATAAGTGTTTTGTAGAGCTTGCTCGTTGTCGTAATAGATACTTGTCATATCACCATCCTGATACCAATTCACATAGTTTCCTATGTTGTGAATTTTGTTTGGTGAATTATTAGAATAGAAATGTTCTTCCCCCTTTCCGTTGGGGGCATCGTTTTTCCATTCTCCGACAAAGTAACCATATCGAAATGTAGATTTGGAAAATTTAGAGTAGGTAATGTACATATTACCTGATCCGTTTGCAATTCCATCAGTCAAACTTCCATAGTACAAATAATCAGGTCTGATTTTAAGTCCTGTAGAATTATCAGTCATATAACAAAATTCGTTAGATGGAAGGGAATCAACCATTTTAGCATAATTAATTTTTTCCATTTCATTTAAAACAGAGATATGATTATTTTCTTTTGCCAAAGAAGCAATTTTATTTAGGTATTCACCATATGTGGAGAGAAAAGCTGCCCTGGTTTCTTCTTGACGGACAGAACTTGCTTCAGAGGTATCTATAAATTTAGTTGGTTGTTCGTCTACATTTTTTGTTTGAACAGTTCCATCAACAATCCATGCGCCATTTTCATTTACCTTATAATTATCTGGCGTGGTTGTGTTTGTCAGTAACCTGCCACCAATATCAAAGTAGTAACTTTCTGACAAGCCATCTCCGTTACTATCAATCCATTTCCAACCAGAAGCGTAATATTGCCCAGTGGAGTCATCTCTGTATTTCCAACCTCCATCATCCAACTGTTCCCATCCGGCAGGGGTCGGCATGGTAGAAGCTAACGACAGCCAAACTGATAACAACAATAATTTTGAAATTCTCATAACAAACCCCCCTTATTTATTAATTTTCTCCATAACCGCCAGAGACGGTTCAAACATCACAATGTAATTATCTATTTCAACATAGCAGCCGTATTTCTCTCGGTACAGCTCCAATGCTTCAGACAGAGTGTCCTCGCTCACTCCCAGAAAATCAGCCAATTCGTAGCGGCTGCGACAGTGTGCTTTGTATCCATCTATAATACCCGTCAGACTGATGCGCCGATTATAAGCTCGGAGCCGCGCTGTGCGTTCCTGCTTCCGGCTGCTTATCTTATCCTGGTCCAAGATATTCCCAACATTAATATAACAGTGCTCCAGTTCCTCGGCCAGAACGTCTGCTTTTTTTACAGAGGTTAATCCATTTCGAATAGCGATTCGATTTCCCAGGCATTGACCGTCCCCTGACTGAAGAGGCAGCTCTTTGACTTTAATGCCGGAGGAATCTGCCTCCATCAACAATTCTTCATAATTCAATCTATATCAACCTCTATTTCCATACATCATCATTCCTCATGAGTTCATCATCGTACTGGCGCATTTCGTCAGTTACTTCGATATCGGTACGCTCATGAGCTGCCCGGGGGATGAGATGAGCCTGTTCTTCTTCCATTTGCTGGATGCTCAATAGATTTTCTGTGTAGCTGATGGCTTTTTCTTTATTTGAATCAGAAAGGCGAGAGAATGACTCAAGCATCTTTTTTTCAAAATATTGAATGTTCCAACGCTTTGAAAATTCTATCATCTTGTTTTTATATTCATCAATATCGGCCATAGTTGCACGTTCCATTGGGACATCAGCCCCCATTAACCAAGCTTCATTGACATCCAGGGCCTTAGCCAGCAGAAAAATATTATTTTGTTTTGGTTGGTATCTGCCGGAAATGTATGAACTTAAAGCTCCTTTGTTAATGCCAGTTTTTTCAACAATATCAGCTTGCCGTAATCCTCGAAGAGACATTCCTTCTTTTAACCTATCAGCCAGTGTGCTCATAAACTATACCTCCAGTAACTTTATATTAGCATATATGTTCAGAAAACGCAACATTTCAATTATATATTTTAACAAAAAGTTTTGAAAACTAAAAAACAGTATTGACAAAGTGCAAGCAGAGTGTTAACATAATGGTGTTTAGATAACTAAACAAAGCGGAGGTGATAAAAATGGCATGGGATTACAGAATGCTGAGGGGAAAAATTCGTGAAGTTTGCGAAACCCAAGATAATTTTGCAGATAAACTCGGAATTGGTCGAGTTTCTTTAAGTCAGAGATTAAATAATAAACTGGAATTTTCCCAAGATGAAATTTTCAGGGCTTGTGAAATTCTAGGGCTAAGTCAAAAAGAAATTCCCATTTATTTTTTTACAGAAAAAGTTTAGAAAACTAAATCACAAGGAGGGCATAAGAAATGAATGATTTAATGAGAACAGCCATCACATCAATGGAAGCAGCTGAGTGGTGCGGAAAAGAACATTCTAAGTTGCTTCGGGATATTCGTAATTACATATCTCAGTTAGGAGAAGCCAAAATTGGATTCTCCGATTTTTTCAAGGAATCTACATATGTTACAGAGCAAAATAAGGCACTCCCATGCTTTCTCGTTACAAAGAAGGGCTGTGAGTTTATCGCCCACAAGATGACAGGGCAAAAGGGAACGGAATTTACTGCAAGGTACATCAACCGATTCCATGAGATGGAGAGTCCCAAAACACAGCTTCCTCCAACTGAACATCCTGGCGAGGTAGCAAACTTACTCAAAATTCTTGCAAATCGGATGGATAAACAGGGCATTGCCCCATATAAATCAGCTGAAATGGTAAAGATGGTCTGCGAGCAATACGGAATCCACCTTCCGGCTGATTTTGTGAAGGTTCCAGAATATGAGCAGATGACACTGAGAGAGTTAATGTGAACGGCAGTATGGAGTTGAAGAACCGCTGGAAGAGTAGGAGGTGCACATATTATGCCAAAATTAAAGCCAAATCCGACCGAAGAGGCCAGCCGGGTAGTTCGTTCCTGCATCAGCAGTAACATGGAACTATACGCCGTCAGCGAGGAACTACTGGCGGCGAAGATGGGAAGGACAGCCAGGACCATACAAACACGTCGGGAACGGCCGGAGAATTTCACCCTGGGAGAGTTATGGGCGGCAGCCAAAGTGCTGAAGCTGACACCGATTCAGGCAGCCAGTATTGTTCTGGGACGGACATTGACCAGTAAAGAGATAAAAGAGTTTATTGTGATGTAGAGGAGGAAACTGACATGCTGAAATTTAAAGAAGCGCCTCATCCGGCGCTGAGCTATGCAGCTGTTACCGCCGGTCCTGGACCGCTCGTGGATCCGGCGCTGGTGGTGGAACTGGAGAAGTTAGAAAATGAAATCAGCGGATTGCGGGCTGAGAATAAGTTCCTCTGGAGCCTGTTGGGGACAGTGATTTTTGTATTTTCACTGACTACGTGGGTTCCGGTGGTGTTTTGAGAGGAGGTGAGGACGATGACACAGGCACAGGAAGGGCTCCAGGTGCTGCTAGATATGGCGGAGGATTACCGGAAGAAGAATAACATGAATTCTGTCACGATTTCTGCTGTTGGCGGCGGAACTGGACATGCTTATGCGTTCCGGGAAGCAGATAGAGTGGATGCGACTATCGGAAAGTGGCAAAAAGAAACCCCAGGAGCGGCAACTCCCAGGGCGGTGAAATAAAAAAACAATACACCCTTATTATAGGGGATTTAGAGGAGGATTGCAATGGTAAAAGTGAGAATTGAGTACAAAGGACAGGTAAGAGAATTTGAGAAAGATGCGGTTATTGCATTTTTTCCTGACAAAGAAAGCGCACGTATGATATTTACGGGGGAAACCAGCCTCAAAAGAGTAACAGGAACGTTATCAGCTGGCATCCCGCGCATCCTGGAGCTGGCATCCGAGAGCCGGACGGAATACATCGATGCCATGGTTGAAGTGTATAAGAGGTTTGAGGAGAAAATCAAAGAAGAGCTGAGAACAAGAGGCGCAAATGTTTTGATAGATGCGCTGGCTAAAGCGATAGAGGAGGAACTCAAAAAATGAGCATTTATCCTACAAAGGGAAATATCATCAGCCATGGCAGATATCCGGTAAATCAATTGGTTCCCGGCCAGACTATCCGGTTTCATCGGGAAACGGTGGTCTCTACTATTCGCCGGGTACATAACTTCCAGAACATGATCATCGTTGACGGTGACGGTATGAACGGAGTGGCTTTCGGGGCTGATGATTATGTGGAACTGGTGTCAATGGAGGAAATGTGATGGCGGTAGGGTTTTGCGGTATCGGACCGGAAGAAGGGACTTTTGTGGAGCAGTCAGAGGCATTTGCCTACGCATTGGAACGATGCCTTTCTGGCACAGAGGAAGAAGTAAAAGAGTTTCGGGAAATGCTGGTGGAGTGGTATTATTCCGAGAACTGGATAAAGGTAGAGGAGGACTAGATATGCAGGAAGTTGAAAACATTTATGGAGCATCGGTTCCGGCAGCAGGACGGAGTACAACTACAGAAATGATGGTAAGTCGTCAGGCACAAGAGGTTCAGGCGGCTATGGTCGTGGCAAAAAAGTTTCCGCGTAATGAGGTGGAAAGCTACAATCGAATTATACGGGCATGCCAGAGAAAGAGTCTGGCAGAGCAGGCCATGTATGAGTACCCACGCGGAGGAACAAAAGTAACAGGCCCGTCCATCCGTCTGGCAGAGGCCATGGCACAGAACTGGGGAAACCTGGATTACGGATTAATTGAGCTGGAGCAGAAGGCTGGAGAGAGCCAGGTGATGGCTTACGCCTGGGACTTGGAAACAAACACCAGACAGACTATCGTTTTCTCGGTTCCTCACATCCGGGCTACAAAAAAGGGGAATGTTCCGCTTACCGATCCACGCGATATCTATGAGATGGTAGCAAACCAGGGAGCACGCAGAATGCGTTCCTGCATCCTCAGAGTAATTCCAGGAGATGTTGTTGAATCAGCAGTCGCTCAGTGCAACAAAACTCTCATGGATGGAGGCGGCGCCCCATTAATTGACCTGGTTCGCGATGCAGCAAAAACCTTTCAAGAAGAGTACGGAATTCCCCTGGAAGCGATTGAAAAGTACATTGGATGTAAGCACGAAGCATTCCGTATGAATGACCTGATACGGCTGAAAAAGGTGTTTCGGTCCCTGAAGGATGGAATGGCAAAACGGGAGGATTATTTTGATTTGGGACTGGAATCAAAGGATGAAGAGGTTTCTGACCCGTTCCAGAAAGCGGAAGCTGATAAGAACGAGAAAAAGAAGGAAAGAGGCGGTTCCGAAAAGAAAGAGTCGGAGCCGGAACTGGATCCGTCCTTTGTCCCAGGAGAGCAGCAGACAGTTTTCCGATAAGGCGGTGATGTGAAATGTTATTAAATGAGGGGAATTACTACGATCTGGAAGCGGGAATGGCTTACTTTTCGGTATCGCAATATAAGTCCTTTATGAAATGCGAAGCAGCTGCCATGGCGGAAATACAAGGGGGCTATAAGCGCCCCCTGACCCGCGCCCTTTTAGTTGGCTCTTTTGTGGATTCCTACTTCGAAGGAACGCTTCCGGAGTTTATGGACAGAAACCCAGAAATATTTACTCGGACAAAAGAGTTAAAAAGTGATTTCCGGAAAGCAAATGAAATTATCGGAAGGCTCCAGGCAGATCCACTGTTTATGCGATTTATGAGCGGTGAAAAACAGAGAATCATGACCTTTTCCCTGTTTGGGACAGATTGGAAAATGAAAATGGACAGCTATCTTCCTGGAATCTGCATTACAGACTTGAAGGTAGTAGCCAATTTTAAAACACTCCCACTGTGGCGATATGACCTGCAGGGGGCTGTGTATCAGGCAGGAGTAAAGGCGGTGACAGGAGAAACCCTTCCCTTTTATTTGGCAGCAGCCACCAAGGAACGGGTTGTGGATTTGGATATCTTTCAGATTCCGCAGTCAACGCTTGAACGTGCCTTGGCTGAAATTCAGTGCAATTTGGAGCATTTAGTAGAAGTAAAAAAAGGACTGGTGCCGCCGAAATACTGCGGAAAATGTGATTATTGCAAATCGGTGAAAGCGGCACGTATCCGAAATTATAACGAACTTTTGGGGGATTAATATGAAGCTTGTAAAAATATTAAGTGACAGTATTCAGATCCGGACAAACCTGGCAGAGTTTCGGGATGTCCGCATCAATGACCTGCTCACAGTATCAGATGGAAGTGTGAGCCTGGTGGCCATGGTCAGCGGTCTTACCGATACAGACGCGGAAGAACATATCAGTGATGATGACTTTCTGGCAGAAATTACAGGAATTAAAACAATAGAGTGCTCCATTATCGGAAGTTTGAGAGATGGTCAATTTGAAAAGGCGCTGGACGCATACCCGACAACAAATGTGTGTATCGAGAAGATTGACGAAGATGATTTTTCCCGGATGTTAATGAGCAAAACCGGAGATGGGTTCTGCATCGGGAAATATGCTGCCTATGGCTGCGATGCGTGGGTGGATGGAAATAAGTTTTTCCAACGTCACGCCTGCATCGTAGGAAACACCGGATCCGGAAAGTCGGAGACGGTTGCAAAAATCATGGAAGAGGCTGCGCGTCTTCCGGGGGCAAATCTGGTCGTGTTTGATATTCACGGCGAGTACAGCAATCTTTCCTATGCATCCAATATTCGTATTGGGAAGGAATTTCATTTTCCTATCTGGATGTTTGGCTTCCAGGACATTGTGGCCAACATTTTAAAAATCCGGGAAGAAAGTGCCACAACCGTGATGACAGCGCTGCGTAAAGCCTATTACCGGGTGTGCGCGGGTGGCAAAGAAAATCGTCCTATGTATTTTAATTATAAGCGCCTGATTCAGGAAATGGAAGAAATGGATAACCAGATGATACATACCGGCGAGTATTATAAAACTGGAGATAAGGCGGGGATGCCAAAAACCACAAAAGGAGAATACAATGGGAAGCTTACCAGCACAGTAAATCTTTTAAAGGATCGTATGATGGACAGCCGGTACGGATTCCTTTTCCACGATGAACCACAGAGCTATTTGTACGAGGTGATGGAAGCCATTTTAGGGACAGATAAGCCAGTCAAGAATATTGACCTTTCTGGAGTCCCACATGATGTTGCACTCCCGATTATCGGCGTTATATCGCGCCTGATATTTGACATTCAGAGAGAGCAGGATATGGATAATATCCGCCCGGTGACTATTATCTGTGATGAGGCCCATGTCTATATTCCGGACAATTTCCAGCTTACGGCCAGTCAGCGCCGCATGGTAGAGGTATTTGAGGATATTGCAAAAGAGGGCCGCAAGTTTGGAATCACGCTTTTCCCGGCCACACAGAGACCGTCAGAGCTTAACAAAACAATCGTTGCTCAGTGTGCAAATTTGATTGTGGGGAAGCTCAATAACGAAAATGACAAGTCTCTGATTAAAGGAATGCTTCCGGATGGGGACAGCGAACTGATTGAGGCAGTGACGATGTTTCATCCAGGAGAAGTACTGATGATTGGAGATGCAGTTCCGATTCCTCTGAAAATCAAAGTGGAGCTTGCAAAGGAAAGACCTGTTTCAAGGACTATCAATTTCTGGGATGCATGGAAGCAGGGAACTGCTTTTGATGTCACAGAGATGGTGGATAGATATTTATAATTGTTACCTCTGTGGTGATTGTGTCACGACAAAAGCCATTGGTACTGCCGCCGCTGACTTAAATGATAGGCGGCGGCAAATAAAATAAGGGGAGGTATCTGCTATGGCTTCTCAGGGAGCCCCGAATAAAGCAGCGTTGGATTACTTCCCGAAGATGGTTAATTTCTATGAGGATGATAAGATATTTGATTTGTTGGATGAATATGGCCCACTGGGGGTTACTATATACGACTGTATTTTGACGATTGTATACTCAAATGGCTATTTCACAAATCTATCAAAAGACAAGCTATCGAGAATGGTCATCCGGAAGATAGGAAATAAATGGATTAAAAATCAAAAGGTCGTCGTGCAAGTGATAGATTACTGTGCTGATTTAGGACTTCTTCATAAAGACCTCATGCTGCAGAATGTTATCACCTCTGTTGGAATTCAAAAACGCTATTACAAGATAGCTGTAAGGCTGATGAAAAGACGACTCTATAGTGCAGAATATTGGCTGCTTGATGAAAATGGGGAGCCCTTATTAAATTCACCCATAACGCCCATTTCTTCGGAAGAAAAGCAAATTAATTCCGAAGAAAATAACCATTCTTCGGAAGAAACGCGACAGAAAGAAAAAGAAAGAAAAAGAAAAGAAATATCTATAATAGGCAATACGGAATTATCTCCGAAGGTATGGGATGTGGTTCAGGAATTTATACTGTATCGGAAAGAGATAAAGGCTCCGATGACAGAGCATGCTGTAAAGTTGTTGATAGGGCAACTTCAAAAGCTTTCTTCGGATCCGGATGAGCAGATTGAAATTTTAAGACAGTCTATTGTAAATGGGTGGAAGGGGATATTTTCGTTGAAAAAAAGCGGTAAAGAATCGCAGAAGAAACCGAACCAGTTCCATAATTTTGAACAGAGAGACACAGACTACAATGCCCTAGTGGCAGAGCAGGTCCGGGGATGGATTGGAGGGGAAAATGAAAAGTAACATTCATGGAGAGAACGTCAGAATCAGAATATACAACTACATCGTGAATTACCTGGAAGAGCATGGCTATCCGCCATGCATCCGCGAAATTGCAGACGGCGTAGATCTTAAGTCAGCATCTGCAGTGCATAATCATCTTTGCACCATGTTTGAGCAGGGGATTTTAGAGACGGATGCGAAAACCGGAACACCACGAGCCATTCGGGTTCCGGGATATCGATTCACAAGAGGAGGAGAATATGGATGAGATGAGAGAAGGGCTTCCAGGGCCGGCAAAAGAACCATGGTATGAAAGCTTAAATCTGGAGGATACGGAATCCTTTATCAAGAGCAATCTGGTGTCAGCGGCTCAGAACGTCATAGCGATTGGGTATTATCTTAAACATATCAGAGACAGGCAGCTATATCGGGAAGCAGGATATGAAAGTATCTGGGATTATGCTTCGGACCGGTTCGGTCTTTCAAGATCAACCACATCCCGCTACATATCCAGAAATGATAAATTTTCCAGGGGCGGGAATAGCCCGGTATTGGACAGCCGTTATCAGGATTTCGGAAAAGCGCAGCTGCAGGAGATGCTGTCTCTAAACCCTGAGCAGTTGGAGCAGGTAACTCCAGACATGACTGTAGCGCAGATTCGAGAGATGCGAAAGCCGAAGGAAGTGCCGTATTATCCCTTAGAGGGACAAATGGAAATCACAGAGTTCCTGGAGCCAGAAGAACCGGTTCAGGAGCCGTCAGAAGCGCCTGTAAGCTTCCAGATGGATGTTTCCGAGCTTGCCCCGGAAGAACCGGAAGAAGAGGCACAGGAAGCCCATGTAATGGATTATAACACGCGAAGGGTATATTGCGATGCATTTGCCAGATTCCTGATTGAGCGCTTTAAAAATTGGTTTAAGGATGATTATGAAAACCGAGTCCTTTTGGTGACAGAATCTGAAAAGCAATTAAAAGAGCGGTTTCATGGCGCATGGTATTTGGGGGATCCGGTTCAAGGAGGCGTGGCACACATCAATCTGTTTCCGGAATATATCCAGATATGGAACGGCGCAGGTAAATGCCTGGGAAATGCAGAATGGTTTTATCTGTGCGCATCGATACAGGGTATGTGGAATGAGGTTGCTTTGGAGGTCGCTGCAAAAATACAGCAAATCCCCTCTGAGTGCTGCGAAAATAGCAGCGAGGAAGAGCTGGAGGAAATTGCGACATCGCAACAGGATGAGCCGGAAGTGCCAGAGGAGGAACTTACAGACTTGGAGCTTCTTCGGGGGATGCTGGAAAAAGAGAAAGGTTATCTGGAGGAAATGATAAAGGTCAATGAGGCTGAGCCTCTTCCGGAAAACCTGATCCGGAAAAAGAAAATTCTGGTGGGAGCACTGGACGGGATGCTGTGCGACCTGGAAGAGCCGGAACCAGAGGAACCGGAACAGCCACCATTGCCGCTGATGCGAAACAATGACCAGCGGAAAGAATGGCTGAGGGATTACAAGTCCTGGGGGCTGTGGTACACAGATGATCATATCGGCTGCCGGTATTACAAATACGATTTTGACAACGGGGCGCGGCTGATTGCGGAGGTATACACTCAGCATAATGAATTTGCCGGTCAGGATTATGAATCCTCATACTTGCATCTGGTCGGCGGACCGGAACCGGATGAGCATCCGTCTGGAGCCTATGGCAGATGGAGCAGGCATGAGAGATATAACCGGTTCCCGAATTCAGAGACGGAGCTGGTGGAATTTTTGAAGTCGATTCAGAAGGGAGAGCGAAAATGAGAAACTGGAAATTACCGTTGATTATCGTTGGAACAGTGTTGGTCGTGATTTTGGGTTGCGTGTTTGGAGTGCAATCAGCACGGAACCGGGCAATCAGTCTTGAGGAATCGGTTTATACAGCTGAATCTGATATTAAGGTGCAAGAGAAACGTAGAGTTGACTTGGTTTATAATCTGGCAGACTGCGTAAAACAGTATGATAAGCATGAATCAGAAACATTGACCGGACTTGCGGACGGAATGAGTAAAGGGAACAGCGTAGAAGATGTAAATAATGCGATTGCAGCAGTCACATATGCTTACCCAGAACTGAAAAGCAATGAGAATTATAAGCAGCTCATGAATGAATTGTCTATTACTGAAAACATGATTGCCCAGTACCGAGAGAATTACAACAAGTCTATTACAGCCTATAACAGACACGTAAAGAAGTTCCCGACAAGAATCTTTCTTGATTGGTCAGGATATGAGGTTTTGGAGTTTCAGAGGTTAGATTATCAAGCACCAGTAGATGCTCCGCAATCACTTTTTGAGGAATAGCTTATGGAAGTAACCAAGCGTGAAATCATAATAAGCATTGCCGTAGCAGCAATCATGCTGATAATCGGATTTTCCATATCTGGAAAAATCATAGATGCTCAGAACGATAAAAATGCCGAATACCAAAAGGCAGTACATATTGAGGATTCAGAGTTATTCCAGTATGGAATGGATACCAATGTAGGAAATGCTTTTGTATATGGAGATCTGAAAGCTGTTGATGTAGTAACATTTGATGAAATTGGTGGAGAGTATCTTTATGTGGAAAAAGTAAAAGAAAAACATACATTGCATACTAGAACATATACAGTTAAAGTCGGAAAAACTACCACAGTGCGAACAGAAACATACTGGACATGGGATGAAGTGAATCGGGAAAATAAACAAAGTTTGGAAATAATGTTTTGTGGAGTTGTATTGCCTAGTATAAAAGTAGAAATACCAGATACAGAATACATTGATACCATAAAAGAATCTAGTGAAATAAGATATAAATATTATGGAACGCCCATTAAGCATACTGGAACTGTTTACACCAAATTATCTGACGGAACGATTTTGGATAATTCCAGGTTCTTCAAAGATTATACGATTGAACAGGCATTAGACAGTTGCACTTCTGGTGTTGGAAATGTAATGTTTTGGGCTTTGTGGATAGTGCTGACTGTAGGTGCTGTAGTTGGATTCTGTTATCTGGATAACAGGTGGTTGGAAGATTGAGAACAGGGGGAAATCAATGAGCAAGAGCAGAGCAAATAAGCAGAACCGCCTTCGGGCGCAGATTAAGCGGCAGAAGAATGATGTTTATAAGTTTAAGGGGGCAGGAAAGAAGTGAGAGAAATTCTTTTCAAAGCAAAGAGAAAAGGTAATGGAGAGTGGGTGGAAGGATATTATAGAGCAGATCCGGATACAGATGTGCATTTTATCTGTGGGTGGGATTATTACCCGTCGGAGAATGGTTTGGAAAGAGAACCATTTGAATATGAGATTGACCCAGGCACCCTCTGTCAGTACACAGGATTGTTCGGCAAGAACGGTGAGAAGATTTGGGAGAATGATATTGTGGATACATTTGAGGAGTCATCTAAAGAAATTTTGAGAAATGTAGTTAAATTTAAAGATGGTTGCTTTAAAGTTTTTAAGAAGCACTATTTATCTATGTATCTGGATTCTTACGAAAAAACTGATTTAAAAGCGGTTGGCAACATTTTTGATAATCCAAAGTTATTAAAGGAGGATTAACATGAAAAAGATTAAATTCTTCCCAGCACCGCACGTGGAAGTCCGGGTGAGTGTGACGGATGAGATGGCTGCGGACCTGCGGGAGTGTTGGCGAATGGCAGAAGAGACAAATTACGAAGGCTGCAAGCTCTGCGATGATTGCAGCTGGCAGGAAGTTGAAATAGACTGTACGAAAATGTGCGAACTGGAAGAGGTCTGTACGCAGGTGCTGGAGGAGGGGTGATAATGGATCTTGGTGACAAGATTAAAGAGCTGCGCAAGCAAAAAGGAATGACCCAAGCGGAACTAGGGCTGGCTGTCGGTGTGTGCTATCAGTCAATATCTGATTGGGAACACAAAAGATATAATCCCAATTACGACAACATAAGCGAACTGGAAAGGGTGCTAGGAGAGCCGTTAAGGGGGTATAGTCAGGTTTTGCCACGAAAGACGGTAAAAGTATCGAGGAAAGAGAAAAAGCCCGTCTATGAGGTAAATAAGCCTGTTGATGTGGGTAAGATAGGTGCGCTGTACCGGGCACGATGGAGTATCGAGGAGATTGCTAGGGATGTACATATTCCGGCGAGCGAAGTTGTGAGGTATTTGAGGAGGATGGAGAGAGATGGAAAGATTAACAATACCTGATGAAAAGATTCCAGGAGGAGTCAGAAGAGCCATAATTGATACCAGAGCCGTCCGGGAGGAGGCAATGACGCTATACTGGGCGCTGAAGAAATATGAGGATACCGGATTAACCCCGAATGAGGTAGAACAGCTGAAAGGGAGCCAGAGATGGATTCCGGTGGAGGAGCGGCTGCCAGAGGACGACAATTATATTCTTCTGTCGTTTGAGAACTTCGACATTCCGCTGATTGGGAGATATGAGGCGGATGCTGATGGCGGGGGAGCGTTTTATTTAGGCAATAACGATGAGGGCGATACCTGCTTATCGCAGAATTTGTTTGTTAATGCCTGGATGCCGCTACCAGAACCGTATCAGGAGGATTAATAATGGATTACGGATATTACAACATGGACTGCATGGACGGAATG